ACACTATAAGTTCCGCCAACTTGTTCTTCATAATTACCACCAACTTCCACTCCTACATTTCCATCAACTTTAATTGTCGCATTTTTTTTCACATAAACTTCTGCGTTTCCTTGAATAGTAATGTTACAATTTCCCATGATAAACACATTGTCATCTTTCATTACAATAGTGTATTTGTCTTTTGTAATTTTTTCTACTCTATCACCATCAGGATACCATTCAGTAAAACTACCATTTCGATGTGCAACATGAATTCGTTCTTTACCTGGTGTATCGTCATATTCGACAATGTGACCAGATTCAGTTTCCATTACATTGTTATATGGGTAAACAGAATCGTATTTTGTTTCAGGTTCATTCCAAGATGATGTTGCAGTTGGAATTCCTGTTACTTTATTGTCTTTTCGTTCTTGTATAAATGTTTTAGTGATTGTGTCGGAGTCATTTCGTGCCAACCTTGATGTGGTTGGTTCATCTAAGTTTAGTGGATAATTATTTGCTTGAGATTTTTCTGTAATTGTGATACCAGTGCCATCAGTTTTGTATGTTTTCGATTGTGGTGTTCTTGGCGCACTTGCAAGTTCAGCAGAAGTTCTTGGGTCACTATATGCTTCTTGAATATTTGCGGCTTTAAGTGGAATGCTAGGAAAAGCACCAAGAACTATTGGTTGTTGTGCCATTTCTCCATCCATAAAAAAACCAAACACCATTTCACCTTCTTTTGGTGCATATGTGTTTATGCCGTTTGATGGTAAAGAAATTTGTGCCCAAGGAAGTGCATCAGTTGGAAGTTGCATCTTGTTATCTGAGTTCCAACCAACACAACGAACTTTAACACGACCTAATTTAATTGGATCGTTTCTACTTTCAACAAAGCCAATCCACCAAACAAATCGACCAGTATCAGCAAAATCATTTTGTGCCATATTATGCGTAGTTTAATAGTTGTTTTAATTGTTCAGGATTGCTTACTGTTACAAAATCATTATTTGTAGTCGTTGATGCAACTTCAATTACTGTTTCGTGCTTGTCGTATTTAATAATTTGCCTTGATGCAACAATCATATATTTTCCACTTATACTTACATCTTCGTTGTCATCACCTTTTACTTTTTTTCCAAAATTAGGTACATTAAGATTGATATTGAATCCTGAAGTTAATTGAAAATTACCTGGCATCTCCAATTTCACTCTTTTATTCATTAGATGTGCCATGATTGCAGTTCTTTGAAACAACCAACTTTCAATGTTTTCTTCTTTTGATAAAGAAGTTGGATCTTTGTCTCTAATGTAGTTACTTAATTGTTTAGCCGTGTTGAATGGTGCCATTGAAAACTTTGATGCAAAGGCTTCTACACTTTTAATTCCACCGCGGTTATCAAAAACCGATTGATTGGGAGTTTTACCGCCGTGTTCCATATTATAAAACATATCACCAAATCCAATATTCTTTTTGGCAGTCGTTCTTGTAATTGGGTCAAAGCCAATAAACTGTCCTGCATTAACGCCAGATTGAATTTTCTCCAACATGTCGGTTTGAGAAACAACTTCTAATGCTCTGGCTAAACTTATTTCTCGAATTGGGTTTACTTGTGTTTGATTTTTAAGTTCAAATTTAATGTTAAGTAATTCTGGTTGTGTCAATAACTTTGAAAGTGACACAAAATTATAACCTGTTGCATTTTGATAGAACAGGTAATTGGGAGATTGTTTTTGATCAACAGACCTTTTTGTAACCCATTCAATTGCTTCAATAGGCTTTAAATTAGGTATAACAATTTTTCGAATACCTGTTGTTTCTTCAAAGAAACCTCCAGATTGATTTTCAGGTATTTTTAAATAATCTGTAAGTATTTTTTCAACTACTTTCGAGTATGTTCCTTCGTATGATTGATTAATTCTTTGTTGACTCGAATAAATCATTTCATCCGAACAAAAATGAAGAACAAAAAACTCACTATTCAATCCACTATTTACTCTATCAGATTGTTTGTAAATTCTAAAAGATTTTTTAAAGTTGGCAATGTCAGTATTTGTTTCGCTCTTTGAAATGTCGATTAGTAAAGTTTCGGAACCATCAAAAATTAAGGAACCAGAAAGGCCAACGGCATCTCGAACCAAAATATGCCCACTTATTACAGGCATAAAAACGGAATCAAAGATGTTAATTTCTTCGTAAATGGAAGAAATGTCGATTGAACTCGCTTTGGTTATCACCACAAGTTCATTAATCTTAAACTGTGTTGACTTTTTTACTGAAAAACTCATTGCTTAATTACTCTTTTAAATTCTTTTTCAACGGCAGATACAAATTCTGGTTTTAAAAGTTTGATGCTTCTTTTACTTTCATTCAATTCATTTTCATAATCATAGTATGTTTGTTTTTCTTTTGTTATAGTCTGAGTGATTGTTGAACCATCTTGTAAAACAAAATTCGTGGTTGAAGGAGCTACATTTGCCCATGTATTTGCATCAACTTCTAGTTTTTCAGTAATTGAAATGTTGTCTAAATTTGTTCTTGTTATAAGTTTATAATGTGCATAAACATTTGAGGTATTCATTGCCCATGATAATCCTGAAACACTTGTATTTGCAGTATCAGCATAATTGTTTGCGGAATATTTTTGGTCAACATATTCAATAAAAGTTGAACTTTGTAATGGCCAATCAAACTGTGGGTCGAAAATGTCATTAAACATTAATACAATCCAATGTCTTTCTGGACTGTCATAAAATTTAGAGGCAACAATTTCGGGTGTATCACCTTCTTGCAAATCGTATTTGTAGAAAGTCGATGTATTTTCTTTTAATGATTGTTCAAATCCAAATCTTGCAATAATATTTGTAACAGATTCTAAACTTGCTGTTCTATTATTTGAACTATAAAAAGTTTGTGGAAAATAATTAAAGTATTTTGCCATTATTTACTCAATGTGATGCGGCTTTCAAATGTTTCAAGGAAATCTCCTCTTGTCAGATATGTTGTTTCTTGGAATTGCAATGTTACTTGAATTGCAACAGGCATACCAGTTCTACCCAAAGAAGGTTTGTCCTCGCCAGGAACTTCATATGTAGAGAATCCGTTTGGTGCATAATTAATACTAATATTAGTCAAAACACAAGTTGCAATTTGCGGAATGTTTGGATTTTCGTTACCTGCATAATAAAACTTAATGTCAAATTCAGATGGCGGCACTAAAAATCCTGAAGATTCAGTTCCATTTTTATTATAAATTTCAGGTGCTTGATGAAAACGAAATCTTTCTAAAATTCTTTGAACTTCTAGTGCTTCTCTCTCATCCCTAGGATAAAAAATAAAGTCAAATTGAAATGGTCTAAAACTTGGTGACCTATACACCATTTCTAACATTGGATTGATTACCTGACCAGCTCGTGCTAAAAGTACAGCTGCAGTTTGTGGACTTCCCAAAGCGGCGCCGGCCGCTCTGCCAGCGACTTGCGTTGCTCCAACAGTACCACTTTGTTGTAACGATGCACCTAATTTACTAATATCTTTAGTTTTTTGATATTCGTCATATGCTGATTTTAACGCAGCACCAAGTTGGCCCCCAATAAATTCTCTACCTAAAGATAGTTGGTCATAAGATTGTGAATAGTCGTATTGCAAAGTATCGGGCATGTATAATGCAATTGCATCTTTTGTCAATCTTGTAGATCGTTTAAGGCCTTTGTCTGTTATTCTTTGGATAGAAGCATCAATCAATTTTTGAGATTCCGCCGCATTTGGAGTAAATTTGCCTCCTGTTTGTGCAAATAAGTTACTGACACTTCCAGAAATTCCTGATGTAAGTTTTCCAACAGCGTTTCCAACAAATCCTTTGACTTGACCTAACGCTCCACCGCCAAAGTTGCTTGCAGCGTTTCCAACAAGTCCTTTGACTTGACCTAACGCTCCACCGCCAAAGTTGCTTGTAGCGTTTGCTACTTTAGAGGTAACAGAACTATCAATGCTTCCTGCTATAGGTATGCCTGAACCAAATACATCAAAATCAAGTCCAGGGGCTCTTGATTTCGCTGGGACTGTTGTGATTTGCTCACGAATATAAAAAACAACATAATGTCCTTTATCATAGTTTCCAACATCAAGAGGATATCTTAATGTGGTTCGTTCAAACTCACTTCCAACAAGTTTAGCAAGAGGTCCTCGCTTAGTTTGACCTTTGTTGAAAGAGATATCAGCGAATCCAAAAAGTGCCATATTTTTCCTGTGAGTTAGATAGATAGATAATATTTATGTCATACAAAGGATGGTTTCGACCAAAAAACCCAAACAAATACAAAGGCGATGCAACAGGTATTATCTATCGTTCCAATTGGGAATTAAGAGTAATGAAATGGTTAGATGAAAACTCTGCCGTTATATGGTGGGCATCGGAAGAGTTGCCGATACGCTATATCTCGCCAATCGATAACAAAGTGCATCGATACTTTCCAGATTTCATCGTCAGGACCAAAAGGAAAGATGGCTCCGAGCAGACTTCGATACTAGAGGTGAAGCCGTATCGTCAGACGCTGATGCCAATGCAAAAACGAAAGACTAAGCGATACCTGGCAGAAGTCGCCACATATGCCGTAAATCAAGCAAAATGGAAAGCTGCCGATTTATTTTGCAAAGAACATGGTTGGCAGTTTCAAGTCCTTACAGAAAAAGAATTAGGACTTTGAGATAAATAATCGGATGGCGACACTATTCAATAGAATTCAAACATCATTGGCGAAAGAAGGACTTACGCCAAGGACAAACGCCGCTCGAGAATGGCTGAGACGAAAAGTAAAAGATTTGCGCCCTTCTTCTATCTCAATGATGCGAGATAGACAGCGGCTTCGTGAAAAATCGCTTATTGGTCGTATGTATTTCTATTTTTATGATCCAAAGAATAAGGATGCGCTACCATACTATGATAGATTTCCATTGGTAATTCCAATAGAACGCTATCCTGATGGTTTCTTAGGATTAAACTTACACTATATTCATCCAAAGTATAGAATCACACTTTTAGATAAGTTGAGTGATGTGGCAACAAATGACACATTTGATGAAAAAACAAAATTGCGTATCAATTACGAATACTTGGCAGCAGCATCAAAAATATTTGAGGCAACACCTTGCATTAAAAGATATTTGTTTGGTCACATTGATTCTAGGTTCTTAGAAATAAGTGCCGATGAATGGGATATTGCCGCTATGTTACCAGTAGAAACTTTTGTTGGTGCATCCACAAGTAAAGTTTATTCAGATTCTCGGAAAAAATTCTAATGTCATTTTCACCAAACTTATTCTTATCAAATGTAAGAGCAAAAGACGGTTTAGCAAAACCTTCTCGTTTTGAAGTTATTTTGCCTATTCCACCTTACATTAATCAGTTCGTAGGAAATTCAATTATTCAAAAAATATTGAACTTTCCAAATTCCGTTTTTACAGATGTTTCAAGTGCAATTGGAGCCGCATTTGGTAGAACTGCGGATAGTGAAGAACAATCTACAAGTGCAAACTCTGGAATGACCCGTTATTTGGCACTTCAATGTGAAACTGCCGAGCTACCAGGTAAAACATTGCAAACTGCGGATGTTAAAATCTATGGTCCTATTTTTAAAGTGCCATATAATGTTCAATATGCAGACACCACTTTAACATTCTTATGCACAAACGAATTCTATGAGAGAAAATTGTTTGACCGTTGGATGGAAGCAATCATTCCTTCTGATACAAACAACCTTAGATTTCCAAAAGGTGTTCAATCAAGATATCTAACAAATATCAAAATCATTCAATACGATGATTTTATTAAACAAATTTATGCAGTAGAATTGATGGACGCTTTTCCAATTGGAATTGCACCGCAATCTTTGAGTTGGAGTGAAGATGGATTTCATCGTCTCTCAATTCAGTTTGCCTATCAAAAATACAGACCAATCTATCAAGGAACTTACGACCTTGCAGCTGCTGCAACTGCACTCTTTGGTTCTGGTCTGTCAAGAATTTTACCATTAGGTCGTGCTCTTACTTTCAGACGACGATAATTAATCAAGCGAGGTTATTATGTTACCAAAAATCGATATACCAATTTATACTGTGAACCTGCTTTCAACAGGTAAGCCAGTTCGTTTTCGCCCGTTTCTCGTGAAAGAACAAAAACTATTTTTAATGGCGTCCGAATCGGATGACCAAAAAGAAACGATTGATGTTATTCGTCAAGTATTGAAAAATTGTATTTTAGATGAAATTGACATTAACAACATTCCTACTTTTGACTTAGAATTTCTGTTTATGAATCTAAGAGCAAGGTCGGTAGAAGAAATTGTTGAATTAAAATATAAGTGCAACAATACTGTAAAAAATGAACAAGGTGAGAACAAAACTTGTAATGGTTCTGTTGATTTTAAAATGAATCTATTAGAGATTCAACCTACTAAGGCAGAAAACCATACAAACAAAATTCAACTTACCGAAAACTTAGGTGTGTGTCTAAAATATCCAACTTTTGAAATGATTCAGAAGTATGAAACTATGGATGAAAAAGACATTATGATGACCATTTTGATTGATTGTATCGATTACATTTTCGATAAAGATAGTGTGTATTATGCAAAAGACACAAAAAAGCAAGAACTAGAAGATTTCGTAGATAGTTTACAACAAAAACATTTAGAAAAAATCAAAACATTTTTTGATACAATGCCTGAAATTAAAAAAGAGGTGCATTTCAAATGTCCAAAATGTAATTATGAGGAAGATATTACAATCAGAGGATTGCAAAATTTTTTCGCCTAACATTTTGTTATGATACCTTGAGCAATTACTTTCAGACGAACTTTGCTTTGATGCAATATCACAAGTATAGTTTGACTGAGCTTGAAAACATGTTGCCTTGGGAGAGAAACATCTACTTATCATTATTGACCAAACACCTTGAGGAAGAAAAACAAAGAATAGAATTGCAAAGACAAACGAGAAAAAAATAAATGGCTTCACTAAAAGAATTCTTGATCGAGGCGCGCCTCGAGCGCTCGCTCAAGCGCGCCGACGAATACCTTAATAAAACCAAAAAAACAAAAGAAGATTCGACTACGCGAGACAAGGTCGTTAAAAGTTTTTTTGGTGGACAAGATATTTTCTCTACATTCATTCGTTCTAAACTTTCAAAGTCGGAAGATAAAAAGCCGAAAACCGAAAAAACTTCTTCACCTACAAAAGAAGGTGGGTCCGCATCAATTAGCCAAGACAGTTTAGCTTTTCTTAAAATTATCGCTCAGAATTCCACTTCATTACCTGGAATGGCGAGAGATATAACTGCGCTTCGTCAGAATGTAGTTAAGTTGGTTGGATTAAAAGCCAAATCCACATCGAAAGCCAAAACCACATCGACAAAAGCAGATAAGTTTTTTAAAAAAGAGAACAAAAGAGAATCGGAATTAGGAACCGCAAGAAAAAAACAGGGACAGGGATCAAAAGCCACTTTAGTTGAAAAAGTTGTCAATCCAAAAATGGATGGCGGTGGTGGCATTATTGGTGCAATTTGGAATACGATCAAAGAACTAGGAAGTACAATTTTCTTTGGCTTAATGGCCGCCATTGGTTCTGCAATTGTTATTGGCAGTGACATTGTATCTTTCTTTAAAGAGAACTTTAATCCTATGAAATGGATTGGAAGTTTCTTTGATTCTATCAAAGAAGGTTGGCGACAACTTACTGAGACAGACATTATAAAACGAACTTTAATCAAAGCCTTTGATGGTTTCTTAAAATTTGTTACTGGTGGTTTGTTTGGTGTAAAAGAACTTAAAGAAAACTTAGACAAATTATCCGAAGAACTTGAGCCAGTTATAACATTCTTCACAGAAATGTTTAATAAAGTTGCTAACTGGATGGCAGAAAACATTGGATGGGATAAGTTTACTATTCCACTTTCAAAATATTCATTCACAATACCTCTTGCTAAATTAACATCATTTTTACCCAAATCGATTCAATTGACCGACGTAAAAGTTGCGATTCCCGACTTTACAATACCTGGTTTCAGGCCATTTTCAAAAAGAGAAAAAGGTGAGCCTCCTCCACAAGAAACTCCTGCGGCAGCTTCAGGTTCAGCGACACCAGAAAGACCTCCTGTGGACGCGGGTGATAATTATGGCTATGAACCACCCGATTCAGGTTCAACGACACCAGAAAGACCTCCTGTGGACGCGGGTGATAATTATGGCTA